AAATTATTTTAAAAACAAGTGATTAACAGTTACGGAGAATATTGTATGACTAAAGAGTTCTTTGACCGTGGTAAATGGATAGCTAAATGGGCTGATAATCAACCAGTATGGCAAAGATTAAGTGATGATGAAATAGATAAATTATATGCTGATTGGGAGCGTGGTCAAACGGATTATTCAAACTATGCCCGTGCTATTGAACAAGCATTAAAGGAAAAGAACAATGTTTAAAGAAATGTATATGTGTCCAGCATTATTTATTTTATGGACTGCAACAATGATTGTAATTGGATTTATGTTTGGTTGCATATGATAAAGGAAAAAAACACATGACTAAAGCCGAGATGGATGAACTGCGATTCTTATTGATACTGGCTAAGATGAAAGAGAACGCAGAGAAGTTACATGGTAAGTAACGTATCACTTTTTTGAGTTTAATTTTATGCGTAAGTCTACACTATTAGTTTAGTTTTAGACTACTTGTGTAAACTTATAGGCAACATAACTCACAAATTGTGTAAAACTTGTTACTGATAGGCAACATAATTGACAAATTGTACACTTTGTGTCACATAATTTAAGAAATATTACAGACAAAGGAAATAGATATGAAAATATACACCTCTAATTATAGATACCATTGGATAAGTCCATTTACTATAGCAGAGAAAGTGTGCTTTTGGAGAAAGATTAGTTATGACGAGAAGTGGGTAGTGCGTTTAAACAAGTTGTTATACCCTGTCATGTCAATAGTTAAGGATTTTTTAGATACAATCCACCCCCATGTTGAATATATACACATTGACAAGTATGACACTTACTCAATGGACACCACCCTTGCTAAAATTATCCTACCGATGTTAAAGCAGCTAAAGGCAACAAAGCATGGGATTCCATATAAAATGACAGAAAAGAAGTGGAATGGTATAATGGACGATATGATTTGGGCATTTGAGCAAATAACACATGATAACAATGATGAGCAGTTTTGGACTGATGGGATTGATTGGGATGGGATGAAAGTTCATTATGCTAGGATAGACAAGGGAACCGCTTTGTTTGGGAAATATTACAGGAATTTATGGGATTAAAGCAAGTTTAACAAGGATTAAATATGAACATAGAATTTGAGATAGTAAAAGAAAATGAAGATGGAAGTGCAATAGCTGAAGTCTTTTTAGATATAGAAGCTAAGGGGCTTCTTATACAACTTGGATTTGAAACACTCTTATTGAGATATATTGAACAGGAAAGGACTAATCTTGACACCTGAAGAACTTGAAGAATTGACTTATCTTTTAATCTTATCCAAGATGAAAGAAAATGCTAAGAAATTATGATAGAATGGCATAAGTTTTACCTACCCCCGATTAACTTATATAACAGACCGAGGAATAACATGGACAGAGAAAACGAATCAGGTATGAATGAAGAAGAAATGTATGTGGAATTCACGATGATTGAGATTAACGAGTTTATTAGTAGGTATGGTGCGGAATTCTTCTTGTCAAAACTGAAGTATCCAAACTTAATGGCAATTATCCGAGAGTTGCCGTAATGCTGTTACAGGCAGACGCATCTGCTCTAGAAATCCGTGTTGCCGCCTACCTTAGCCAAGACCAAGTCCTAATAAACGAGATTGTGAATGGTGTGGATTTGCATACCGATAACCAAGAGAAGTTTGGACTACCCTCTCGTTTGATAGCAAAGATTTTAAACTTTAGGATATTGTATGGTGGCAATGAATTCTCGTTTGCTAATGACCCTGACTTCACTTCTATAAGCAAGAGCAAGGCATATTGGAAGGATGTTGTGGATGCTTATTACGACAAGTACCGAGGCATAGGGGCATGGCATACAAAGATTATTCGTGAGGTAGTGGAAACCAATAAACTTGTAGCCCCAACTGGCAGGGAATATTACTTTCAGAAGTTCGGTGGGCAATACAAGGATACACAAATTAAGAATTATGCTGTTCAGGGAACGGGTGCAGACCTCATGGCTTTGGCTAGGGTTAGTGCTCATAACCGATTGAAAAAGCTAGGATATGGTGACAAATGTTTGTTAGTGAATACAGTCCATGACTCGATAATCCTTGACTTTGATGACAAAATATGCGATACTAAGGCATTAGTGGAAATGTTTCACAGCGTGTTTCACGACCTACCAGCTAATTTTGAAAAGATGTTTAATGTGGAGTTTAATGTCCCAATGGCGGCTGAATGTCAAAAGGGTTTGAATTGGGCAGATATGGAGGTTGTATAATGGAAATTGAGATTATAGATATAGCAAAGACTGACAAAGAGGATAAGTTTGGGAAACCTACTAGAACTCTAGCCGTGACATTCACCTCAGAAGGCGTAACTCGCACACAGAACATAGTTCCCTTTGCTAACCCCAAGGTTTGGCGTGTGTTAGATGATGCGAACATTGGTGACAAATTTGAAGTAGCCATCACAAAGAATGGTAAGTTTGACAACTGGTCTGCTATTGGTCCAGTAGGGTCGTTTAAACAAGCTGCACCAACGACCAAGGTAATAGGTAGTAACTACGAAACAGCAGAGGAACGGGCGATTAAACAACGATACATTGTTAGACAATCATCCCTTGCTAATGCTATTTCTTATTATAATGCAAGTCTTGATAAGCCAACACTTCACGTTGAGGATATTATAGATATTGCAAAGCAATTTGAGGAGTATGTATTTGAGCCAGCCGAAACCTTATAATTGGATTAGAATACTGGAAGTTATTACTTGTTTTCACATTATTATTAACACTTATAGACATTGGAGTTAAGTATGACAAAATTAAAAGCAACAATTATGTGGGCAAACCTAAACCATGTAAACGAGATGTCAGGGAAATATCAAGTAGACCTGTCAAACCTGTCCACCAAAGCAGTAGAAGAATTAGCCAAAGAAGGGATTGAAGCCCGTGAATCGCAAAAAGCAGAAGACGAACGTGGTGTATACATTACTTGTAAATCGACCTATCCAATCCCAGCCTATTACGAGGATGGTTCGGAAGTTCCTAGTAACATCAAAATTGGTAACGGTTCACTAGCCGTAGCAACAGTTAAACCTTTTGCATGGGAATTTAAGGGTAAGAAGGGTGTAAGTGCCACCATCTCTCGCCTGACAGTTACTAAGTTGTTAGAGTATGGTGCCGAGGAAGACGCAGACATAGATTTAGCTGGTGCCGTGTGATTGAGTATATACTTTGTTATAGCACTGCTTTCTTTCTTGGTATGTTGTTTGGTGTTGGTTGCTTTATCTATATTATAGGATACATATATGGTAGCATTGATTGATATGGATTTAGTGGTATATCGCTGTGCTGCTAGTTCAGAGAATGAAGACCTAGCTATTGCCACCCATCGTGTAGAGGAACTGCTGGACAACATCCTTACCAAGGTGCAAACAACAGAGTATAGGGCTTTTCTTACAGGGGCTAGAAACTTCCGTAAAGAGATTTACCCTGAGTATAAAGCAAATCGCACACAACCAAAACCAACCTTGTTACAAGAGTGTCGTGAGTTCTCAATAAAGAAATTAGGTGCTGAGGTTGCCCCTAGTAATCTTGAGGCTGACGATGCCCTTGGAATCTACCAAACGGATGACACGATTATCTGTTCATTGGACAAAGACCTTTTGCAAATAGAGGGCAAACACTTCCAATGGGAGATACAGGGAGGTCCTGAAGCAAAGCGGTGGATGAAGCCCGATACATTCATCACACAGACAGCCATAGAGGGCACACGCTTATTTTATGAGCAATGCCTAAAGGGTGATACATCTGATAATGTGAAGGGTGTAAAGGGATTGGGTGAAGCCAAGGCTCGTAAACTCCTTGCTGGAATTGATAATGAGAGGGCTATGTTGGATGTATGCCTTTCACAATACGCCAGTGAGGAGGAGTTCTTGATGAACGCACAATGCTTGTATATTCTTAGGTCTTTAGATGATAGTTATATTTCACGATACGAGAGGTTGCTAAATGAAGTTTGAAGTGAATGTTGTTAGTAATAAAACAATAGATTTATCCCCTGAAGAATGTACAAATATTTTAATTAAAACTATCGAAAGTGATTGGTATGAAATGTTTGAAGAAATGACAGATAAAGATGATGCTGATGCAATTAAACGAGTGTATTACATCTATTCAGGTAAAACTCTTGTCTAGCTGGACAGAAGGTCGGTTACGCACCTTCATCACTTCAACTCTGCGAGGTGGGTTTAGAAAATATCCCCCCAAGTACGAAACTCTAAAAGCGGCATCAGTAGGCAAAAAGGTCAATGCCAAAACAAATAGAATGGCTGAACACTTCACTTGTAATATGTGCAAAGGTGAATTCCCAGCTAAAGAAGTGAATGTAGACCATGTTGAACCAGTAGTTTGTCCTTATACAGGATTTGTTGATTGGAATACTTTTATAAGTAGGTTGTTTTGTGAGGGTGGGAATTTGCAGGTGTTATGCTCCCCTTGTCACGACATCAAGACCGCTGAGGAAAGGGTAGAACGACATGGCAACAAAAAATGAAATTACAGGCGATGCTATAATTAGTGGTAAGGGCAGCAAGAAGAAGTTTGATGAGGGTATTAAACTCATTAAGCCAAGTTGCCTTCCTGATTGTAAATATCTTATTGACACACTTACTAAGTGCAGGGTTTGTGATTTTCGTGACGAATCCCTTGTACCAAAAAAGAAAGGTAAAAAATGAAGATAAATTTAAACGACCTCCCCGAACACCACCCTTACAGGAATACTAAGCTTAAGGATTTAGAAGTGTTTTATCGTAAAGAGGGAACCAATGCTTGGCAAGAGATATTTGCTTCTTATAATATTTCAAAAAACACATACAACGAGTTAGGTGAAGTGTGGAAGAATGGACAGGAGTGGGCTGTGGATAGTGATTCATCTTTGTGTAAGATATGTGGTAAGGATTTGAGCAAGGTGTTAGAATGTGCTTGGACATCTTGCCCTAAAGACGCTTGGGACGAGGATAGGATTGATAATATAGGTCAAAATGGAAACGAGGGGTTACACTATGGGTAAACGCTTGATGATTATACCTGACACTCAAGTCAGACCTAATGACGACCTAGAGTACCTAGAACGCATTGGGAAATATGCTGTTGATATGCTACCTGATATTATTGTTATGCTAGGCGATTTCGCAGATATGCCATCCTTGTCTAGCCACGATAAGGCTGGTAGCAAGAGTATGGAGGGGCAACGCTACAAAGCAGACATCAAGATTGTTCACGAGGCGATGGATAAGCTGCTAACCCCTATACGACAAGAGCAGCAACGGAGGATAGATAACCATAAACCTCGCTGGAACCCACGGATGGTAATGTTGTACGGGAATCACGAGAATCGCATAAATAGGGCAATAGACAACGACCCTAAACTTGATGGTTTAATCTCCTTGGAGGATTTAGGATATGAAGAAGCTGGCTGGGAAACTGTACCATTTTTGCAACCTATCATTATTGAAGGCATTGCTTTTTGTCATTATTTTGTTGCTGGTGTTATGGGTCGCCCTTGTGGGACTGCCCGTGCTTTGCTTGCTAAACATCATCAAAGTTGTATCGCAGGGCATCAGCAAGGCAGAGACATCGCTTATGGATTAAGGGCTGATGGGTCAGAGGTTATGGCACTAATCACAGGCAGTTGTTACGAGCACGAGGAATTTTACTTAAATCACCAAACCAACCGCCACTTCAGGGGTTTGTATATGTTGTTTGATGTCAAGGATGGTATGTTTGATGAATGTCCAATCAGTTTAAGGTACTTAAGGAAACGCTATGCAAAAAAGGATTAATGATATAACACCTCAAGAATGGGATAATATGAATAAATCACCCAGTACAAAACAAGTAGGTGGCGACCACTACAAGAAGTTTAAGATACAACCAGCCGAATTTTGCTACAAGAATGGAATCCCTTACCTAGAAGCCACAGCAATCAAATACCTTTGTAGGTGGAGGGACAAGGGGGGAATTCAGGATTTAGATAAAGCCATCCATTTTATTGAACTACTGAAGGAGTTTGAAAGTGCTGACGATTAAAGAATTGCAAGAGGTTATGCTTGAGCAGTTGGATGAGTTGGAGATATTTGACCTACTGGAAATTACCGCAGAGGATTTAGTTTATGCCTTTGAGGATAAGATAGCAAAATATTCCAAAAAGATAGAACTTGAGTTAGCGGATGCACAGGAGGATTTATGGTAAAGAAAGCAAAATTTAAAGTAGACCAAAAGCAATGGCACGTGCAATTAGATTGTGAAGTGGAAGTTCTTAAGAGGGGATATTACCCCGATACGGTTATAGCTAAACTTCCTGATGGAAAAGAAATTCATGCTGATATGGCATATCTTGCAAAATTAAAGGGGGCTTAATATGTTTATATCAGTAGAATTTATTACAGGAATGATGCTCGGATTTGAGTTAGTGGATAAACGGATGCTTGGTGAGGAAAGTGGTTATGTTGTTGTAATAGATTTATTTATTATTCGTCTGATGATTGACAATTAATGATTTTACTGATTACAGAAAACCTGTCTTATGATATAATAGTATTATAGTATAAGTTTATGCTATATAACCAAGGAGAATATTATGTGGAAAACACCTGCTGCAACAGAAATGCGTTTTGGTTTTGAAGTAACTATGTATGTGATGAATAAATAAGCCATTTTTAACGCTGTACGGCTTGTTTAAAACTAGGGGTCTATGTAACGGTATCAGTTTTATATGATAATCGCTTCTAGACCCCTTTATGTGCGTTTTAGAGCTATTTTACATATTAAATGGTGCTAGAGCACTATTTTTACGGTCTTCTATGTTATATTGTCTAATAAATTCAGGTGTAAATAGCCCACCAGTAGTTTTAGATGTTTCAGAAATAGCCTTACCTACTTTTTTTACTATCTCAGGTCTTTTTGCTATAACTGCATCAGCCGCTATTTTACCTATCTTAGAATATGCCAATGGAGAAACTGCGGCAATAATAGCAGAAACCTGTGGACTTAGATAAGCACCATACCCACCAATAGCTCCAGTTACTACTTGTTTAGCAGTATTTGAAACACTCCCATCCGCACTTCCTAAAACTTCTATACCAGCAGTAGCTAACTCTTGGTTATATGCTTGACCCCTACCAAACTGTCTTTTCTTCCTACCACCAGCATTTTCTTTAATGGCAGCATTGTAATTCTCAGGACTAAATTTACCTGTTTGGCTTCTTTTAGAGGCATCCTCAATTAAAGTCAAATCCCTGTACAAGGAATCTACTCGACGTAATGCTGAAGACTTCTCAGGGTTTTGTCTAGCGAATACACTTTTTAAACTTTGTAATGTGTCTTTTAAAGCTTCAGCAATTTGTTGCTCATTCACATCACCTTTGTTATATTGGAATATTTTAGCATTTAACTCTGATTCCATATTTTTAAAAGATTGTCCATCTATAGACAAAGATTTTCCAAATCTAGAAAATACATTAGATGTAATAATATTATCGTATATTTCTTTTTGAACTGGTTTATCAAAAGTAGCATTTACCATTTTTTCAGATAATTTACTTAAGGCAGCATTATCTAAATCAAATGTAGTACCTGCTAATGCCTCATCATATTTAGCATCTTTAATTTTAAAGGCTTGTTGGATAGCTTCATACCCTTTGACATTTTTAGGTAATTTGGCATCTACCTTAGCTAAACCTTTATTTAAAACCCCTTGTCTAAAGGAATCATAACTATCTTCTTTAGCATTTTTAATTAAACCACCAACAAACGGGAGTACCTCTAAGAAATCTTCAGTTGTTTGTACAATCCCACCAAGAGTTTGACCTAGTGTAGGGGTTATACCTAAATCTCTTAATTTCTTTTCAGAAGCTGAGATTAATGGATTTAAAACTCGACTACTAAATTCAATAACTTTTTGACCACCTGCACCTAATACAGCACCACCAATAGCTTGTTTAGCTTTTTCTTCCCAAAAATCAGGGGATGTTACAGGTGTAGTTAAAGAACTTCCAGCCCCAGTAACAGCAGCTATTGCAGCAGGATTTCTTAATCCTACATTAGTCGCAATATTAGCCGCACCAAATCCACCAATTAAATTAGCAGGGGATAGTACAACACCTCCTAATCTAGCAAAATCCACACCTTCTTTACCGCCTATGCGTCTAGCAGTTGCTAAGTCTTCTTCATCTTTAAGTTGACGAAGACGTAACATTTCATTTGTTTGTGCTAAAGATTCAGAAACTTTATTTGGATATAAACCACCAGCAGAGGTAACAAATTCTCCTACATTACCTGCAATTTGTTCTGCTCCAGCAAACGGCTCACCTAAACCCATTGTAAAAGAGGATTTAGCTGACTGATTAGTTAAAATAGCTTCTATCTGTGCCTGTGACATACCTGCAGGAAAAGCGACGACCTCATTACCAACTTCTACTAATTGTTCATCAGCCATTATGGTGTAATCCTTTGCAGTTTTCCATTAACATATCGCATTGTTGCTCTAGGAGCAGTAGGAGTTTGTGTAGATTGGCTAGAAGGACCTACATCTATTTTACCTGATTCTGACTGTTTTCTAACCCTGTCAATACCTTGTTGAATTTTCTTTTTAGCCCTAGTAACGGTTGCTTTAATTACATCAGGCTCTAACTCTGTATTTCCACCAACAACATTTTGTAGGAATTTCAATTCTTCATTAGAATCGTTACCACCAAATTCTGATAGTAATGGAATAACAGTTGTACTAATAGAGTTTAAGAAATTTTCAGTATTACTTACTTTATTAATATCTCCAACAGCACCTTTAGTATATTTAGCCACAAATTTACCAGCAGGACCATAACCACCAGCATAAATGCCTTTATCAAAATAATCTAAAGCATCATCCATAGCTGTAATAGCATCATATTTACCTTGGATTAATGATTGTTGGTCTGCTAGATTTTTACCAAATTGCTCGGCATTTTTACCAGTATCAATAGAACCAATAGTTACATTACCTTTACCTTTTCTAGTTCCCTCTAAATCAGCTTGTAGAAAGTCTTTCATTTTTGCTTTAAATTCAGTGGAACCTTCAACAAAACCAGCATCAAGTAACATTTGTGCTTGAGTAGAACGTTTAACATTATCAGGAATATTTGTATCTTTTTTAATCTTATCAGACATTAATTTTATATATTCAGTGCTACCTTTAGGAAAGCCAGCATCTATCACTTGTCTTGCAAATGGGTCTAATTGCTCCCTAAGAGCTTTAGTTGCTTGAGCATTAAAACTACCAATTTGAGCAACATCTTTCCCTTGAGCAATAGCTTGAGTTTGGGCTGCTTGCATATTCTGATAGGCATTATTAGCCAACTCAGGCATATTAGCCCTCATAGCCGCTTGATATACAGCAGCACTTAATTTATACGGGTCTTGTAAATCAGCAGGTGACAAAGAGGATTGCACTTGTTGTAGCAATTGATTCTCAGCCGATTGTCTAGCTAATGCTGGGTCTTCTGCACCCAACAATCCACCTAATGC